AATCTGACCGCAGCTGGTGCAAGGTTCGTTGATATTCCGATGACCCCACGCACCTGTGTTACATCTACAGCTATCTCGATTCTCAGGGCCGCTCGTGCAGCTGGTGATAATGCTGTAATCGCAACAACCGAGGCGCAAGGCCAATTGTTGGCGGAACGTTATAACCTTGACCGCAACTGGTTGATTCGCATTGGTGACCTGGGGGCACTCAGCCGATACCGCGTATTCATTGTGGATGACGCGAAACTGATGGAAGAGATGTTTTCAAAGATGCACCCCGACATTGCAGGTTTACGGGCCCATCTGGCCGTGCGGGCAGGGTGTCTAGTGTACTGGCTGACGTCCTAACACTGGTTAGCATTGATAGTTACAACATACATCATGCTACGGACGGTTTTACCGCCCGCAGCACGATCCCCACACATGGCAAAAGGTCCAAAAATCACCGGTTGTGAGATTGCCGTAATTTTCGGACCTTTTGCCCTGTGCGGTGATTAATCATAAGGCTAACCAGATGAAATTAATTCTCAGTGCCCCTGTCCCGGCGATGGCCGAGGCGTTCAGAAACGCCTTTGAGGGTATGGAAAATGTTGAAGTCGTAGAGGCCCCATTTGAGACGATCAGCGAGTTTGATTGTATGGTCAGCGCCGCGAATAGCTTTGGGCTGATGGATGGTGGCGTAGATGCGGCTATTACTGCGTTTTTCGGTACTCAGCTACAGTCACGGGTACAGAAGCACATCATTGATTACTGGTGCGGCGAACAGCCCGTAGGAACGGCGTTTGTGATTGGCAGTGGCAAGGCCAGTTATCCCTGGCTGGTTCATGCGCCCACTATGCGAACTCCATCAATTATCGCCGGTACTGATAGCGTTTACGCGGCGACCTGGGCGGCGCTGATGGCCATTGAGAAGCATAACTCCGAACATTACGGCCACTCGCGAATCCACAGCGTTGTTTTTCCTGCAATGGGGGCTGGTTGTGGTGAGGTTCCGTTTGAGAGCGTGGCGGCGCAAATGAAACTGGCTTGGCACAACGCTAATAATCCACCGGCCGCTATTACCTGGGATTATGCTCTGTCCCGGACTAAGGCCATTGTTCAGGCCATCCATGGGGACCCTGACGCGCCTTATGACGAGGCACTAAAGAGTAACCTAAGCGCATATCAGTAATTTATATAAATATATATTTATATCTCTGTAAGCCTCGCCAACTCGGCGGGGCTTTTTATTTGCTAACCATCAGGAGGCCAGGTTGGGAATGGTAGCGACAGCCACGGCTAACGGCGTGGCAATAACGAGCATGAGTATTGCTACGTTGCTGGCCACGACGCCAGCTGGGGTTTATATCGGTGCATTTTCTGGCGCGGCTGTTTATGCCGTGTTCTCACCGGACTTGAACCGATTTAAACAGATCACTTCCTTTGTCATATCGTTTCTTCTCGGCGTATTAGGGGCAAATTTGGCCACGGGCATTCTGTCCAGGGCGCTTGGCCAATACCTTCCTGACAACATCGTTATTGAGCCGTGGCTGGGGGCAACAATCACCGCTACGCTCGGGGTCTCACTTCTTATCTCTCTGACGAAGATAAGCCCGATGACCCTCTTTACTCGGCTTCTCCAACTGATTACGGGGGGCATCAATGGCGGCACTAAATGAATTTATTCAGTTTGTCAGGGATACGCCCTGGAGTGCGGGTATTGCAGCACTTAACGCGCTGGCGTGCTTCATCAGCGCGGCCATGTTGGGAACATACCAGCGCAAAGGGGCAAAACATCGGCTTTCGGCTGGTTTGATGGCCTTCATTCTGATAGTGGCGTGCGGTTCGGTGACGATCCTCATTGCTACCGGCAATTACAAATATGGCTACATCCCCGAGGCCGTTATTAACGTGATGCTGTGTATTTCGCTCATCTCCTCACGCGGCAATGTGATGAAAATCTTCAAACGGGACAACAAAGAATGAACCAATCTCAATTTCAGCAAGCCGCAGGCGTGAGCAGTGCGTTAGCTGCGCGTTGGTTTGCGCACATTGACGCGGCAATGGCTAAATACGGCATCACTAACCCACTTGATCAGGCGATGTTTATTGCTCAGATGGGCAATGAGTCTGGCGGGTTTACTAAGCTGGTGGAAAGCCTGGATTATGCCGCTGGCGTGCTGGTGGGCTACTTTGGATCACACCGTATCACACAGCAACAGGCCGACCAATACGGGCGCACAGATAGCCATCCAGCCAATCAGGAAGCTTTGGCCAACATCCTCTATGGTGGTGATTGGGGGAAAAAGAACCTCGGCAACACTGAGCCTGGCGACGGCTGGAAATTCCGAGGGCATGGGTTGAAGCAAATCACCGGCCGTGAAAATCACCTGAAATGCGGTGAGGCGCTCGGTTTGGACCTCATCACAAACCCCGATTTATTACTACAGGATGGCAATGCAGCTATGTCGGCGGAATGGTTCTTTGTCTCTCATGGTTGCCTGAAGCATACCGGCGATGTGGTAGCAGTAACTAAGCTCATTAACGGCGGCTCAATTGGTCTGGACGATCGCCAGAAACGCTACAACATCGCAAAAGCCGTATTAGCATGACTACCGCGTTAATCGCCCTGTTAAAAAATACCTGGAAGCCACTGGCGCTATTTGTGCTGGTGGTTTTGTCGTTATGGGGCTACGGCCAATGGCGTTTCATCGCAGGGCAGGACGCTACTAATCTGGTTTGGTCCGATAAATGGTCTAAGCGTGACGCTAAGGACGCCAACGCCAGAGCGGCAAGCGAAGCGCGGGAACGAACCGAAGAACAACGGAGGCAAAAGGCCGCTGATGAAGAACGGGAAAGAGCAAAAAAAGAGTTGGCCCGGGTTAAAGCTGATGTTGATGCTGCTGAGCGTGCTGGTAACATCCTGCAACGGCAACTCGCAGACATACAGGCCAAATACGGGAGAAGTGAAACCGGCCGCATTTCCGCTCTTGCAGCAGCAAGCGCGGCAAAGTCCGAGACCGCCCGAGTGCTTGCCCAGCTGCTTAGCGAATCTGACAAAAGAGCGGGAGTCTATGCAAAAGAGGCTGATGAACGCTATGAAGCAGGATCAAGCTGTGAGCGAACCTATAACGAAATAACCCAAAGGGGTAACGATGGAAAGCCAGCATACTAAATTTTCAAACTGTAGTTTTGATGGTCAGGTTGAGGACGATTTAATCAATAAAATCAAGCAAAAAGAACGTGAGTTATTGGATTTATACCAACACGTAGTTATACGTATTCAAGACCAGAAGTCCTCTCTTGCTGTTCACGCCGCCCACAGTGTAAGTGGTTTAGATGAATACAATAAGTACATGAGAAATGAGCTTGAGCGCTGGGCTGCTATTGGTAAAACGGATATTCAGACTGGCATTATGGCGCTAATTCGGGCCGCAACCCCGCCAGAGAATTAAACATTTTTTTACAATGAGCCTCGCAATCGCGAGGCTTTTTTATGCGCATCGTACGCGCGCTATCAACGAGAGTCTTTCAGAAGTGAGCCTGGGGAATGCCGTGAAGGTGGCGACCTCTCTCGGGTGGCATTTCCGTACGACAGGCTCACACCTTAAAGGAAACGCAAACGGGCATGAATACTACTATCTGTGTAGCCAGCGGCCCATCACTCACAGCTGGGGATTGTTTACTGGCCACAAATTCGGGTCATCCGGTTATTGCTGTTAACTCCAGTTGGGAAGCCGTGCCAGAGTGCCAGCATATTTACGCTGCCGATTTCAGCTGGTGGGAGAAGTATCACGGTGCCGTGCCATCTAGATCGCAATGCTGGACCAGCAGCCTTTCAGCCACGTTCTGCTACAGGCTGAATCACTTTCCTCATCCGGACAAAGAATCTTTCAACTCAGGGCTTCGCGCGATACAGCTCGCTATCAGTTTGGGCGCGCATCGCGTCTTGCTGCTTGGCTATGACTGTTGTATCGAGGCTGATTCACACTGGCACGGTGATCACCCTGTAGGTCTGAAGAATCCAGATAGATCCAGTGTCGAGCGCTGGCATGCTGAATACTCCCGTCTGGCCGCTACTCTCAGCGGCATAGAAATACTGAACTGCTCGCGCTGTTCGGCGCTGGCTTGCTTCCCGCTTTCAACCATTGAGGCCGCATTACATGCCTGAAAAACTTTATTTCGACGGAATGCAAGGCATTGGCGACAATATCAATCAGCGTGCGTTTATTAAAGCGCTGGTGGCTAAAGGTCATGAGGTCTGGCTTAAAACGCCGTTACCTGAGATTTACGCTGATATTCCTAACCTTCATTTCGTTCGCTCTGGTACTACGTTACGCACTCAGAAAAAGAATGAGGATCGTACTGTTGTTAAGTTCGAACCTATGCCGCATGGCATTCCTCGCCAGCGCATTTTCTACGGTAATAGCCACCTGCGAGAAGGCAGCGTGTTTGATGCTATGGAAAAGCAATTTGGCACAGCGCCCGCTGAAATGGATCTACCGCATTATGAGCTGCCATTTATCGGTATTCCTGCAGGCAAGCCGGTAGCGTTGATTCGACCGACGATTGAGCGTACTGAATGGCATAACGCCAGCCGTGGGCCACTAAATGAATATGTTGATGTGGTGGCGCGCATGCTGGCGCAGAAGGGCTGGCATGTTATCAGCATTGCTGATACTGAGCCGGGTCTTGAGTGGATTCCTGACGTTGAACCGCTGGCCCATCAGAAATTCCACCGTGGTGAGCTGACTATCTCCGGGATGCTGGCGCTGGTGGAGCGTGCTGATCTGGTAGTCACTGGAGCCTGTGTGATTATGCACGCCGCGATAGCCTACCAACGGCCAATGATTTGCCTGCAGGGCGGGAACGGCGGCAACAACCATCATTTCAAAGTGACGGATTCGCGCTGCTGCGATCTGAGCAATTCGCTGTTTATCTACCCTGATGATTACTGCCGCTGTCAGGAAATGAAGCATAACTGCAACAAGACCATCAGTAACCTTAGCGCCCGGGTGGCGCCGTTTATTGAGCAGATTTATACCAGCATGAAAGCAGAGGCCGTATGAGTGCATTTACCCGAGAGTTGAAGTCAGGGCTTGTATGGCTGCCTGAAATTGGCATGGGGCGATTTCCTGTACCGAAAGACCGCCCCTACGATGAGAGCTATTTCTCGCGTTACCAGAAAATGGCTGATACCCCAATGGGGCAGGAACTGACAAAAGCCAGAATACAGCTGGTGGCCCGCCACTATCGCGGCCCCGTTCTGGATGTGGGGATCGGCTCTGGCCAGTTTGTTCAGGCTCGGCCTGATACTTCAGGGTATGACGTTAACCCTGCCGGTGTGCATTGGCTGGTGGCCAGTGGCCGCTGGAAGGAACTGTATAGCGACCGTCACCCAGCGCTGACATTTTGGGACAGTCTGGAGCATATCGATAACCCTGAAATAGCCATTGGCCGGGCTGAAAAATGGGTGTTTGTGTCTGTCCCGATCTTTGAAAGCGCTGAACACATTTTGTCGTCACGTCATTATCGTAAAGACGAACATATCTGGTACTGGACCCACGATGGCCTGATTCGCTGGTTTGCCCAGCATGGCTTTAGCTGTATTGAGCATAACCGTGCTGAGTGTGAGCTGGGGCGGGATGGCATAGGGAGTTATGCATTCTGCCGTAACTGAAGGGGGAGCGAATGGCAGACCTGAAAGACTTATCACGCCAGCTGGAGGCGATAAAGAAACAGATACCGTTTGCCACCGCCCGCGCATTAACGAGCGTAGCTAAACAGATACGCGATGCCCAGCAAACGGCTATGAAGCGACGGTTAGAAAATCCAACCCCCTTCACGGTCAATTCAGTACGCGCTGCCGGCGCGACGAAAAACAATCTTGTTGCCCGTGTCTTCGTGATGGATACCGCTGCTGCGTACCTTGATCCGTTTGAATCTGGCGGTGTTCATCACCTTGGTGGTAATGCGTTGCTGAACCCCAAGAATATTCGCCTGAACAAATACGGCAACCTGCCGCGACGTAAGCTCGATCAGTTGAAGTCGAAGCCAAATGTTTTTATTGGCAAGGTTAATGGCGTGAGCGGGGTCTGGCAGCGGAAGAAACCGCCAAAATCAAAAGGCAAGCGCCGTCAGAAGCGCGCAACCAATACCGCTCGCAAGCCGCCTAAAATGGGCTCTGTAAAGCTGCTGATTCGCTTTGGGGATGCCTTGCCGGTGCAGCCTGTGCTGGGGTACATGGACAGAGCCAACACCATGGCGAAGGCGCTGCTTCCTCAAGAGATACAGAAGGCGTTAGGCGAAGCCATGCGCACGGCAAAGTGACAATCTGGCACCGCTCCAGTTTCTTCAACTTTTTCGCGATCGCCTCGGGATCGCCCCCTACGGCGTCTCATTTAAATGGTTTGGGTCCTTCCTGAGGGTCAAAGCACACGGGCATTGCGCGCGCCCGGTGTTTCGCTAGCTATGAAATTTTGAAATTTGGGTAACAGGTAACACCTGGGGTAACAGATGAATCAGTCTGAATTTGCAAAGTTGCATGGCGTCAGCCGAAAGACGGTGACGACCTGGAAAGCCCGTGGCTGGCTGGTTCTTGATGGTGACGAGATCGACGTTGACGCATCGAATGCCATGATCGAGCGCTATCGGAAAACTGTTACCCCGGATGAAAAAAAATTGGCTGCTAGCAGCCAGGGTAACAAAAAGGGTAACACGTCGGGCAATAAGCGAGGTAACACCGGGAAGGGTAACAAATCGCGGGATGAATCACCGGCTGCGATCGCTGAGCGGATGATTGCCGAGTCAGGCGCAACCATGACCCGCGATGAAGCCCTGACGATGAAAGAAAACTATTTCGCTCTGCATGCACAGCTGGATTATGACATTAAGGCGGGAAAGCTTTTGCCCTGGCAGGATATGGTTGATGAGGTTGCGCAGGAGTATGCACGAATGCGAACCCGCCTTATCGCGCTGGCGCCTGAGCATGGCCCCCGCTTGAGGGCTTTGGCATCAACTACGGACGATGCCGAATTTGTGGCGGCGCTGCAGGAACTGATTTATGAGGCGCTGAATGAGCTTGCCATCGACAGTAAAGACGGCCCCGCAACAACAATTCAGTAGTGCTCTCCGGAAAGCGCGTGAGGTTATACAGCCCCCTCCGGTAATGTCGCTAAGCCAGTGGGCCAATACCTACGCGGTTCTATCGCGTGAGACCAGCGCACAGACAGGTAAATTCCGCTCCTATCCCTATCAGAATGGGATGATGGATGCCATCACAGATCCACGGGTCACGTATGTTTCAGTGATGAAGTCTGCCCGTGTGGGCTATACCAAAATACTCGATCACGTGGTGGGGTATTACCTGGCTCATGACCCGTCACCGATCCTAGTGGTGCAACCGCGTGTGGAGGATGCCGAGGACTACAGTAAAACGGAAATAGCGCCGATGCTGCGCGATACGCCAGTATTAACGGCTATCTCTGGTAATCCAAAGGCGAAGAGCAGTAACCAGACAATCCTTAAGAAGACGTTTACCAACGGT